AGCCGGTGTTCGGGCCGCCGCTGGAATCCAGGGCGCCGACCAGGGGGATGGTGATCGCGTCGCCGCGCTTCTTGGTCAGGTCTTCTTTGACCTGGATGATGCTGTTTTCAGTGCTGCCCATGTACCGCTTAAAGCGGTTCGCGCGGACGTACTCGATGTGGGCTTTGTCGTCCCACTGTTTGACGCGGTTGGCAGTGCTGATCGTGGTTTCAGCCATGATAATTACCTCTCAGATTCGGAAAGCGGCCGGAGCCGCGCTGATTACTTCAGGATCTCGTCGAGAGGGGTTGGGCCGGCGTAGTCGTCGGACGTGAGTCCACCTTTTGAGGATGTCGAAGCCAGGGACGGATCGATGGCCGCCTCTTTGTCTGCCTTCTTCTTCTGCTCCGTTTCGATCTCCTTGCGCACCTTCGCTTCCACGTCTTTGCGCACGTCGGCTTCCAGCTTGGCCTTGTACGAATCCACGTCTTTCATGGCGTCGTACTCGGCAGCTTTGCGGGCCGTTTCGTAGGCAAATCGGGCAGGGTTGGCGCTTTTCTGCAGCTCGGTGCGGAGCGCGGGGTTTTCCTGGGCCATTTCCATGAACCGGGCCTCCATGTCGTCGTAGTCCTCGTGCTGGCTACGCATGAATTCCTGGCTCAGCTCGACCTTTTGCTGGTACAGCCGGGCTTCGATCTGCTGCGACTGGTGCTGGGCGGCCTTCTCGGGATCTGCCCACCAATCCGGCGCCTGTTCCGGCTCCTTCTTGGATTCCAGGTCCTTCAAACGCTGCTCCAACTCCTGACGCTTGCGCCGCTCATCGAGAACGGCTTTCTTGGTCCAGGGTTCATCCTCGGTGGTCTCGCTGGCTTTCGATTCCGGCGTCGAATCGTCTTTCTTTTCCTCGGCTTCCTCCGTCTCGGTTTCCTTGTCGGTCTCCGTTTCGGTGGTTTCCTCGGTCTCGCCCGTTTCCTGCTCCTTGGTTTCCTCGGCCTCTTCGGTCTCGGTTGCCTCGGGCAGGTCTTTGTCGCTCAGCATGTCTTCAAGACTCGTTTCGCTCATTTCCCTCTCCATCGCGACCGTCTAGCGCGTCGTCCGCTTTCCGCCCGCTCCCCGGCGTCGGGGCACAAAAAAGCCCGCTCAAGGCGGGCTCAGTCGTGCAGGTGATCTGCTTAGATGTTTATGTTTGGCGCCACGTCCGGGAATGCGCGAACCGTGGCGTTCTCGAGCCGCTTCTGGTCGGTCTCGATTCGGGTTTGCTCGATGTCGGCGGCGGTCTCTTCCACCTCCGCCTGGGTCTTCTGGATGTCGGCCTGCTTCTGGGCGAGTTCCAGCTGGGCCATCATTTGCTGCATTTGCTGCTGCATCTGCTGGACCTGGGCCATCATCTGGGCTTGCTGCGGGTCACCCTTCAGCTTGTCCATGATCGCGTCTTTGTTGCGCAGGCTGGACAGCTGCAGGATCAGCTCGAACGGCACTTCCTGCGGGCCGTAGACCTTGGCCAGCTCAGTCATCACCTCGAACTGCTCCTGCTGGACGGTCAGGGTGTCCGGCGCTTCGTCGATGATGATGTCGACGTCGATCTCTGCCACGTTGTTGCGCGTGGTGTACGGCTCATTCAGGCGCGGGTCCTGGATCTGGACCATTTGCTGCAGGGCCTGAGCGGCGCGTTCGTCGCCCTGCTCGGCTTGCTCCTGCAACTGCTCGCCGATGGTCACCGGCTGGTTCAGCCCCACCCACTTCAGGTTGTCTTCGTCGTCGGTGACCCGCACCCAGCGCTCTTCGTCCCAGAACTGCTTGATTCGCGCCCAGATTTGCCGGTAGCACCGCTTCTTCCAGTGCCGGTGAGCGTCCATCAGCGGGCCGATCTCAAGCTGGGCGTTGTTCTGCAGGCTGCGGATGGCGCGGCCGCTCAGGTCCTGCTCGTTGATGCCCTGCAGGATGTTCGAGGCACCGCGGGCGTCCATCTCCTGCTTGGCTTCCCGGAGCAGGTCGGCCTGGCCGGCGGCCAGGTCGGTGTTCGACTGGATCTGGGCGCGGCCATCCGCCAGCGTGCCGGACGGGAACTCCACAGCCCCGTCGGGCAGCTTGAGCTGTTCTGCCACCTTACGGGCGTTCGGCACCGCGCCCTGCTCGTACCAGAGCTGCCGGGTGGACAGCATGTGCAGCGCCTTGGACCGGCGGTGGTTGATCTCGTCTTGCAGGCCCAGCATCGAGTGCACCAGGCCGTAGCGCTCGCCGTCGCGGGTGATGTAGCCGTGCACCAGCTCAATCGGGCACATCGGGTCGCCGTATTCATCCACCAGCGGTGACGGTTTGGCGTCCATCAGGAACAGTTGGTCGGTGAAGTGCGCGACGTGCCACACACCCTCGTGGCGGAAGTAGTGCTGGCAGACCTTCACCCGCTTGCGCCGGCCGTCCACCCATTTCGGCTTGTCGTCGAACGTATCGCCGGCACTGCGTGAGGTTTGCAGCTCGGTGATCTGCTCCGCTTTCTTCGGGTACCGGCGCTTGGCGTCCGCCATGTCCATCCAGACGACGATGCCCAGGTAAGAAGCGTCGCTGAAATCGCGCTTTCGGCTGTACGGGTCGTAGTAGCAGCGGTCGAACGGAATGAAGTTGACCTCGATCTCCACCTGCCCGCGCTTCATCACCGGTTCGATGATGGCGCCGGCGTAGCCCTCGACGATCAGGCCCTGCTCGAACACCTCCGACGCCACCTGGTCGAACTCGGTGTTGTCGGCCACGTACCGCAGCGCATCGGTGACCGCGTCCGCCGCCTGTTCGTGGTCCTGGGTCCGAGGGAAGGCCCGCGGGTCGCTGCGCTGCTGGCGCTCCAGGCCCACCAGGAAATCGACCTTGGCCGGAATCTTCGGGATCACCAACGGCGCCTGCTTGCGGCGCTTCAGCTCTTCCAGCTGCTCGCCGGTCCACTGCTTGAGGTCGCG